TTTTAATTGAAGCGGTTCTTTCATTTGATTTTATACAACTAATTCTTCTCTGTAACTCTTGAGTGTATGAATGAAATAATATGATAAATACACGCTTTTAGTTGTATATTGCATTTCAAACTTACCAGTCATATCATTATAAAATGTATGTAATAGCAGTTTACTATTTCCGTGGTAACAATTTTTTGCTTTTTCATAGGTATATGGTTTCATATTATTAGGAAATATAAAACCCTTCCGTAACATCTCATTTACCACTCTATCATGCTTCTCTTTTGAATTTATTTCATATAACATATTCATTCACTCCTTTTTAAAAAAGTAAGATGGCTTACGCCACCTCTTTCTTCCATTCTACCTTTGGACATCCATATACCTTGTGAGCAAAATGTGGAAGAGTTGAATATTTTTCCATAATTTTGTCATGTACATACTGCTCCGTTCTCTTGTCATTCCAATTCTCTTCCCAATTTTCAAGATACTTAATTCCCTTATCTGTAAGTTTCTTAATCTCGTAGTAATTAGTTCCATCATGGTGAGAACACTGCATATAGAAGTGCCCATTTTCATCATACAAATGAACATAATCACAATCTGTCATCGCTTCTCTATACATTTCCATAAAGTCTGTAAAAATTGTTCCAGCCTCAAAAGTTCCATTCCATCTTCCGTTTGTACCACGTAAAATCCATGTACTTCCATCATCAAAGAAATCTTTTAATCGTTCTTTTTCATCTTCCCAATTAATAGAATCCTGATTGTTTATCACATTCCAAATTGCATTTTCGCTTGGTTCTTCATCGTATTCTGACAGTGTTTCTTTTGCAAATTCTGAATAATCATCCCATAAATCATAGTTGTTATATATTGTTCTCGTTAATGGTTCTCTCATATCAATCAACCTCCATTCTATACTTCATAATCACTTACCGGTTCTGTGTAACCACTGTCAATTTTAATTTTTGTTGCTTCATAATCATCATAAACACTCTTTCGTGTTCCTCTTGTATGTACAATTTTTGCAAGCTGCATAATTACATATCTGCGTTCACAACCATGTTCCTCATAAACTTTATGTGGATAGTATAATGCTCTACCATCGCAAACTGTAAAATCATCAAACTCTTTTCCGTAGAACTGTTCACAATTACTTGCATATACATACCGTAATGCATGATCTCTTATGCATTGTTTCTCATCGTCTGTTAATTCATCTGTATTATCTAACAATGAAAAATCAAACAAAATATTTCTCTTACCAGTTTCAAACGAATCAACATATTCCAGGTTATTTTCTTTTGCTGTCTTTTTAGCTGTCTTGTATAATTTATATTCTTTAATCTTCATTCCGCTTTTCTCCTTTCCATTACAAAAGGCAGACACAATAACTTGCATCTGCCTTTATATATTCTCCAATTTACCATTCATTTTCGTCCCAATATTCATCGTCATATTCATCATTGCTCCAACCCTGATAAGGATCACTTAATGATGGGGAAACATCTTCATATTCCATTTCTTTTGTGGTTATTTTAATTGGATATTTTAAAGTTGCATTATCTTCATCGTAACAAGCCATTATAATTCCAAGATAACGGAGTTCACAATCAATTTCTTTTCCTTCGTAATATGCCTGTAAATTTTCAATATCCTTTTCACATGTGTTACATTTCCATTTTCCTTCTTTAATTTTGTTGATAATCTTCGGTATAATTTCCTTGTTCCATTCAGGAATCAGATTATATACATCGTATTTTCCAAAATCTCCATAACCATCATAGCAATCTTCATAAATTGCCTTTCCATATTTGTCTTGAAATGGCTTTGGTACAAGTAAATATGTCTCTGCATACATATCATCTAATAACTGTTTGTTTGTATCACTATAAATCCAACTGAACTGTCCCATATTATCACCTTTTACCTTTCTTAGTTTTTAATTTCTATAATTCCATTATCTTCAAGAATTGTCTTTACCTTTTCAAATTGCATATCTCTATCTTCTGTAGTTTCAACTGCATCTACAATAGATTCAATTAGCAACTCCATACTTTCACTTGTTAATCTAAATTCCATTTCAATCACACTCCTTCCAAGTAAATTACAATTTCCTTTGATTAGATATTCTCCAATTCTTCATTCAAGTCTGCAATTTTCTCTTTGATTTCGTTAATGTCTGGCTGATAACTATCAATAATGTCTGCTCTCTCTTCTGTTGTGAGTTCTTCATCGTCCAAATCATCAGCCAAATCATTCTGCAAATCTTCAAGTTCGCTTTCAGCATCCTTAATCTCAGCTCTAATCTGTGTTTCGCTTCTTATTCCAAGCCATTCATATACTGTATCAGCTTCAAACCACAACAGATCATTCAATTCTGTTTCTGTCATACCGTCAGGATAAAGTTCTTCAAGCTGCTGTTCTAATTCTTCACATTTACCTTCTCTTCTTATTCTATCGAGTGTATCAACTGCACCATTCCAAGCATTGAAACTGTTTAAATCTAATTCATATGTAATTGTCATACTACATCAGCTCCCTTCTAATAATTCAGACTTACAACTCTACCATCATCAAGTTCAAGATAATTTTCATCTTCATTGACTAAATCTTCTCCAAACTTGTCGTAGTTAAAATATCTTTCTGAAACAGTATCTCCGTTTTTAATATATCCAAGTGACCACGCTTCTTCATATCCTAAATCCGAGGAATCACTGAATACACTACCAATAATTCCTCTATCTCTGTAATCCAGATAATATTCATCAAATATCTTCTCAATATCTGCATCATCCAATGAATATTCATTCTTCATATATTCGATTTCGCTTTCAATGATTTTCTGCTGAAACTCTTTTGCTTCTTCAGATTTGAGCTTATCATAAATATGTTGTACTGATTTTGCTAATGTAACTCCCTTATTATAACGTTCATCTCCTTTTGTAATTCCATATCCTAAATCATTAATTGCTTTGTTGAACTGAACCAATTCGTTGTATTCTGCCTTGGTTAGTACCGTTTCAATATCTTCATAAGCAGGAAATTCATGTCTACTATAACAAGCTCCGTTTAAGTTCACACTTCCAAAATAATGATTGCATTCAAATCGTGGATTCTTTGAATCAATGTATGCACAACAATCTCTGTCATCGGCTACCTTTTCTCTATATAAAAATAAGTAACTCATAATCATACCTCCTACTGAATTTCGCTTAATTCTTCCATCTGTTCTTCTGTAAAGATTCTTGTTAAGTCTTTATATTCTTTGATTACTGCAATATAAATTCTTTCTGCTGTTCTACTATCTTCGTCATATCCAAACTCTGAACAAAAATCTTCAAATGTGCCTACATCATATTTCTCTAAACAAGCCAATACATCATACTCACTTGGAACTGCTTCAGTTTTTAACTTCTTCAATTCTCGCTCTGCCTTCTTTCGCTCATCGTATGAAAAATCTGAATATCTACGTTTTAATTTCTTTTCAACATATTCTTCTAAAGTCATCTGAGAAATTTCTGTATTATTTATGCTATCCCAAAATACATAACTCATTTTGCCTCTTGATGTAGTAATCGTTACATCATACCAATTTCTTTTTGCTGTTTCTTTCCATGTTTCATTCCGTGAAATCCCACCATACACGATTTCACATTTTGCATTTGCCTTATTCAAAAAATCCTTTGCTTGTTTTACATATTCGTTCATTTTGTTTTCCTCCTTGTAATAAAATAGGCAGCTAGGTATATATTCTCCTAACTGCCTTTGCGTTTTTATAAATCAATAAGTAATATCATTCTGTTTGAAAATGTTGAACTTCTTCTCCATTCGTAGTTTTTTACTTCTGCATTTAATAATTCATCTTCACAATTATTCATATTACACATACTCTCATACAGCGTATACAATCGTTCTCCATTAAGATTTTCTTCTTTTTGTCGTTTCATTCCTTTATATTTCTTTCTTGACACAATCCACACATCATCTTTCAGTGGTTCGCATTCTTTTAATTTTAATAATTCTCTAATCTTCATTTATATCACTCTCCTTTGCATATTTTCTTAAATTCCTTTATTATTTCTTTACTACAATTTTGTGCCACTGTTTCTAACCATTCATCTCCACGCAAATTATTAATATCGTGTAGCAACATATCTGATTCATAATAATTTAGATTAGCTTCTTTTGAAATTATATTTACTAATTCTTCTACTTCCATTTAAAATTACCTCCTATCACACTAAGAAATCTTAGTTTCAAAGCCTAAACTTCGGTTTCCTCTTCATCAACATTTTCTTCAATCAAGTCTGTTTCAAAACCAGCTATAAAGCAACCGTGGTCAAGATGCGTTCTTGCATCGCTTTCTAAAATATTTTGTGCAATTTCATTTGCCTTATCTTCAGACTCTGCACATATTTCTAATTCGTCCATAATAATCCTAACCGTATACTTATTCATAATTTGTCACCTCTATGATATTATTATCAATTTTCATTTCACTTGATGGATTTACAACTCCATATTGATTTATTCTATAGTTACCATATGTTATTGAAGTACAAGGATTATCTACAACAATAGATAAAATGTTAATTCTTTTTATTTTGTGTCCATCATAATCGTTTCCAGAAACCTCATCTGTTGAACCGTCCTTATATAAAATACGGAATGCATAATCACTCATATCATTTCCATATTCTATATTTTCAAGGTGTTCATCAATATATCCAAGAATATCTTTTCGTGTTGTTTCTTCGACAATCATTTTTTCGTCAATATCCGTTATTAGAAAATGTCTTGATTTCACTTAATCCTCTCCAATCTTCTAAAGAAATGCGAATTTACTCTGCACATCCAGTAATTACAATGTAGTTTCCGTTACCTTTGAGATAAAGTAACTCATACACCTCTCCGTCATATCCACCGTCATTCATATTGTAATCTTCTAATGTTTCGTACTTCTCATAGTTGATAATGTAGTCACACATACCCCACAAACCAAATTCTTTTGCCTCTTTCTTCCTGTATTCAACCTCATGCTTATCTTTGTATTTGTGACTATTTACACCATCATAACTACATCTTACAAATGGAACTTTCAAATATTCGGCTAAATCTTTTTCGATTTCAAGAAGTTCCTTTTCGTTTCGTTTTAATTCATATCTATTTCCAATCATTTTTCTTACCTCCAATTCTAAAGAAACACGTATTTCTCTAAAATTTCAATGCAACCGTATCTACCACGCTTCTAATCATTGCTCGCATATTCATAGCAGTTACATTTATTTCATATTTTGCCTTATTTATTTCAACACAGATTTTATCTGCACCAAAATAAGTCTCTGCCCATACTTCAACGTGGCTATCTCTATCTTCTGCCATACCTTTTAATAGTGGAATTAATAATTCAACCGCCTTTTCTATTTCTCTTTCATTCATTTTTACACCTCTTTCAATTTCATTTAGTATCGCCTCCAAGGTTGTATATTCTCCTTGTAAGAAATCTTCTTCAACACTTTCTCTAAATATGTTTTCGTATATGGCAATTACTTGTTCTCTTATTTTTTTGTATTTTTTATCTACAAATTCTACATCTACAATTCTGTAGGGTTCTTCAAAGCCGATGCTATCCAAAGCTGTTTGCAGTTTAAATTCCGCATCAATATGCGAAACATTTTGTAAAAAATACTTTTCTATGCTATAATTTGTTTTTATTGTAAAAATAATATTCATTTTGCCTACCTCCTTAAAATAATCCTAAGTTATGCTCTTTGTTTAATCGCTTTGCCATTGCTCCATTAATTTCTTTATCGTGAATAGGAATTGACACACTTTTAGTAATTTGCTTTTCCCATATTTCGTGTCCATCGTTGCATCTATCTTTTACGTATCCGTGTTCAGATAATGCCTTTTTGAATTTCCGTGTCGGAACTCCTGGTGTTGACATATCAATCACTCCTTTCCTTTTTTATATTCTCTTTTTTGTATAAAAATAACGACTACGTTTTCGCAGTCGCTACATTTCCCTTTGTATAAAATCTACTAAATATGGATTGTTCGCTATATCACGCATTTCCAATTCTGTTATCATTTCTCTTAACCATTTTGCAACTTCATAATTTCCGTTAGCCCAATCTTCAGCTAGATTATTTAACAGAAACATTGTTGTATAATCATCTACTTGTCCGTTTGCCTTCGACCAATCATAATTTTCCTGATAGTTTTTTGCATTCTGTATTACTTCTTCTTCTGTATAATATCCTTTCCAATTTTCATTTGCATATCGTGCTAGTTCGAAAAAATCTTCATATTTCATTTGCATTTCCTCCTATCTGATATTTATAATTACATCGTCTTCAATATTGTCTGGTGTTGCGTTGTCGTGCATTACCATTGAGTATACCTTTCCCTTTGTGTAATCTTCTTCATCAATTGCCCATTCATTTCCGTTTTCATCTACAAAATTTCCATCTCCTACATAAGTTGCATCTAATGTATACTGTTTTACATACTTGTAGTGTGTTGTGTTACTTTCGCTTTCGATTGCGTATGTTTCACTTTGTGATAATATAAGTATTGCAAGAATAATCATACTTGCTAATATTATTACTGCTGTTATTACTCTTCCGTTTCTTTGCTGTATTCTTTCTGTTTTTGTCATTTCCCTTTTTCTCCTTTTCTATAATCCTAATATGTATGGCTTAATATGTGCATAAGCCGTGTCATAATTGTATGCATCCTGATTTCCTTTGTAGAAATAAGGAACTTCTCTTTTATTATTCTCTGTTTGTCTTATGATTTTTGTGTAAATTTCCGTTGGTATACAAAAATCCTTGCAAAGTGTTCTAATTTCCTTTTTCCATTCAGCCATAGTTATTGCCTCCTTTTCTTGTTATTTTTGGGTATAAAAATAGCGGTTTCTATACATTTTAAAACCGCAAAAGTCACCATCTCCGTTCAATGCTTATTACACCGCACCTATACATTTCAGATGGATTGCATAGGTATTTTACATTCTTACATTTTGAATGCTAGTCACCAACACTCTTTCTTATAGCCTCCAATTCTGTTGGCGAATTTTTGGCATAAAAATAGCACCTACTTGTTAGTAGATGCTTTGCGTTTGCGTTTTGTTTGGTTGTTGGATTAATCTTGTTTTACTTCAATAGACAAACCGCCTTTGTCTACTACAATTCTACATTTCCCCTCTGAAAAGAATTTCATAAGTGCTTCCATTACAATGTTAGCCTTCATTCCATAAGCGTCACAATTTGCTTGAAATTCTTTTAAAATATTTTCATCATAGGTAGTTCCCCATTGTTTTTTTGCCATAATATGCCTCCGTGTTTTTTATTTTATAATAACATTGTGCTTTCTTGTTGTCAACTATTTACGGACTTGTGACCGTTATTCCATACACTGAAATAGTGCATTAAAGCGGAGCACAACAACTCCGCTTCACTCTGCAAATTATTTGATATACATATCACAAAATACAGCCATAAATAATTTATTAAACTGTGCTTTACTAATTGCTGTGTGAAATGTATTGTTTTCAACAATCTTCTTACTTGTTGCATATCTTGCTCCGAACATATCAGACATATTTTCTGCGAGTTTGTTAATCTGTCCCTGTTTACAATCTTCTATACCTAAGTTGTTAAGAAACTCAGTTATTGCATTAAGAAAGTCACCACGCTTATGCTCTGTAATCTTCTTATCATATGCAAGGTACATTGTATCTGGAATGAATGCATAAGTATCTTTTATTGCATTGTTTAAAGGTTCAATAATCTTTTCATGTTCAACCTGAGCCTTGCGTATTTTCATATCTACTTCAAGTCTTGAAAACTTCTTATCAACATCTTCCACACTCATACCCTGAGCAAGATCATTTTCACGGTTCTCAATAATTGTTTCTAACTCTTTCTTTAATGGTTTGAGTTCAGCCTTAAATCGTAAATCTTCTTGTGCTAATGCTATTGCTGTTTCTTTGAATGTTGTTAACTGTGCCATTGCTTCTTTGCTCATTTTACTAAAATTAATCTGATTCTTTGCCATAATAAACTCCTTCTCCTATTTTACGCATAGGTGCAATATATTATTTATTTTTTAATTAACCTATAAAATATTTATTTATATCATTATCACAAAAACATACGGCAAAACCGTACTCGTCATCTACATAGTCTATAACTGTTGCATAACACACATCATCAATTATAAAATCTGTACCTATTTTGCATAGGTTTTTATGTGTTTTTAAAAACTCATAGCATTGACGCAACACGTCTTCTTTATATGGTGTTTTTACAATATCTACCACCAAACCTAAACAAGTAATCATAATATGTTATACCTCCTTATCTTTTCGAAATCCTCTGCTTTCAACCGACTTGGAACGGACTTTGAGCGTAAATCTCAAAGGTAGCATTATTCCAGACCTCCTGACCTTCCTAACTTGTCCAAAGTCGTTTTTCTACTAGTGAGCAACCGTCTTTCATTTTAGACACTTACGGCGTAACCCATACCTTAAAGGCTTGTCTGCAAGCAGACTTCTAGTGTATAGATGCAGTCCTATGTTTAGTTGTCAATGTGCTATCTGCAAGTGCATAGAGTTTAATACTCCACTTCCTAGTTAAAGGTGTTATACAGATTTTCTAAAAATTTGTGGAAAGTTTTCACGACTTGTGATAGACTGGACTTGTTGAGGGTGTAAGTCTAACGCTTATCGTGTCGGCTTTCGCCGTGTGGTGTCAATGTTATTTTTTAATGTTAAGAATAAGTAATGTAAGTAAAGCAATTTCAAGTAAAACATTAAATAGTAGCATTGTAACACCACCTTTCACTATGTAATTTTAGGTTTTAACGACTTTTCCTTGTCGTTACCTAGATTATAACTTGTTGTTATAATGTTGTCAAGTAGTTTTTTAAAGTTTTTTTGAAGTGTACCGACCGCGTTAATCTTCTTTGTAACTTGTCAACTTCTTGACTTGTTTATATTATAACTTGTTACTATCTTTTTGTCAACAACTTTTTTATTTTTCTTGAAAAGAATTTTCTGAACGAAAACTTGTTGTTGTTTTGTTTGTAGCTTTATAGTAACACAATGTTGTTTAGTTGTCAACAAGTTTTTATAAATATTTTTCAAAGATCCGATAA